GTTCTACTATTCCAAATAACATTAAATATGCACAATATGAATTAGCTAGAGCTTTAGCAAATGATACAGGTGCAATAACAGGAACTACAGGTACAGAAGGAAACATATCTGAATTTAAAATGGGAGATATTCAACTTAAATACAACATAAATAGTCAGGGTGTTGGATCTATAAATAATATTTTTGATGTTTACCCGTGGTTACAAAGTTATCTTGGAGCGTATATTCTTGGTGGAGCAGGAACTTATCAGATGAGGGTGGTTAGAGGATAATGCCAGGACAAATTGATAAATTACTTAAAGCTGCAACAAAACAAGCGATTAGTGATTTAGGAAGTGCTTTAAATTCAACAATTACATTTATAAAAAAAACATCTGGCACATACAACACTTCTACGGGTGCTTACTCCACAACAGACACATCTTTTGCAGATTTAAAAGTTCCTATTGAATTTATTAAATCTGAAGAAGATTTAGGAAAAGAAATAAGAGAATTTAAAACTTTTATTACTCCTGATCTTATTAATAATAATCAACCTGATCTCGATGATGAAATTACATTAACTTATGCAGGTTCAACTAGAGTAGCAAAAATAGTTAATATAGAAACATTACAAGGTGCTGAAACTTATTTATTTATAATAAGGGGGAGATTTTAATGAGTGATACACCAATAACAGATTCTATTAGAAAACAAACAAAAAAAGAATTAAATCTTCAATTAAATAATTTAATTTTAGAAACTCTTGAAGATTTGCCATCACAAAGCCCTCAGTACACTGGTTTTTTTGCTTCCAGTTGGCAAGCTAATACTTATAGACCTTTATCAAATGAACCAAGAACTGCTCCGTGGACTAATATTAAAAAGGATAGAGATAATGGTATTAAAACAGAACCAAAAATTGAACCTAGATACCCATTGGATCGAGAATTTAAGTTTGGAGAAACAGTATTTATAGGTAATAGAGCTGAATATGCAAGACAAGCATTAGGATCTGAAAGTAGTAAAGTATTAAATTACATGGAAAGAATAATACAAAAAATTGATCCTATATTTAGTCAAAAAGGAGATGTAAGAATAGCTTCATCTCAAGTATTATATAAAGATGCTCAAGGTGGCAGAGATGCTGCTGCATTAGGTTCTAAATACAAAAAATTATGAGTTTAGTTAACACAAGAGCAGCTTTTGAAAAAGCTATTACAGATGC